CTGCACCCGTGGCGGCGAGGGTGAACTCGTTGGCAGAGCCGCCGAGGTCGCCGAGGTAGATGTCGTTGTAGAGGTAGCCGTTCGGCTGGCAAGCGATGGACTTGCCGGAGGCGCCGGCGGTACCAGCGGACGGGGTCAGGACATCGCCTTCATTGAGGGAGCCGAGGTTGTTGGCCTTTGCGATGAGGACGGTGTAGCATCCGGCGTTCGCGCCCTCGGTGATGAGGGTGGACGAGTAGACGGCGCGGGCTGCGCCCGTGGCGGCGAAGGTAGCGCCGATCTTCTGGATGACATCGTCGGCCGCGGGGGCGATCTCGACGCCGCCAAACACGGCGGGCTTCACCACGATGGTGTCGTAGGTGTCGGATGCGCCGGCGGCGGCATAGGACACGACAACCCACGCCACAAGCGGAGTGATGATCTTGTCGGTCAGGTTGACCGGGGAGCCGGCGGGCAGAAGGAAGCCCTTGCGGGCATAGTCCTTCTTGAGGGTGCCGCCTACCGGGACGGGGCCGACAACACCAAGCCACACGGGAATGTGGCTCTGCGCGGCGTTGATTTCCTCGCAGCCAAACGCATTGAAAGTGCTGAATTTAGGCATTGTTGTTAGGGTTAAGGGTTACTTGTTCTCCTGCGGGAGCCGACCCTGCTTGCGGAGGAAGTCGTTCTTCGCCTCCGTGGCCGTCTTCGGATCTCCGAAACCGCTGCCGCCAAACGGCGGCACAGGCCCCTCACCGAAAACCGACTTGTAGTTGGCGCTGTAGGCTTCCTTTAGCCTGGCGGCGGCGTCGTCCTCGCTCTCGTTCTCGACGGGCTGGTAGCCGTCCATCGTGAACTTGAGGACTCCCGCGTTCCCGCATCCCTCCATCTTCAGCCGGGCGGTCAGCGCGTCGCGCCGTGCCTTCTCGGCCTTCTCCCTGTCCTCCCGTTCGTAACGCTCGCGGAGTTTCTTCGCCCATTCGGGTTCCTGGTCGTCCTTGGGTTGCGGAGGCTGGGGCTTCGGATTGGGATCGGGATCGCCATCCGGGTGCTTCTCCTTGTAGGTGTCGAAGGCGCGCTGCGTGTCGGTTCGTTGCTGAATCTCCTTGTCGCGCATCTTCATCAGTTCGCTTGCGATCAACCCCATCGTTTCGGTGTCAGCAATCCCAGATTCGATGGCATCCTCGCTGGTGACCGTCTTTTCTTTCGCCGAGGCAATCCGATCAATAGCCTCGTTACTCAATCCAAAGCGCTGATACTTCGTCTTGAGAGCCAATGCGATTTTTTCTTTCATTGTCAAAGAGCGTTAGGTTTATGAAAAACCCGAAGCGGAAACGAACCTGATCGCTTCTACTCCGGGCCTGATTGGTTATCGTGTAACTCTGGATAGCCTCTATGTGCGCTCAAACGGCGCTATCGTATGTCCTGCAACTGTATCTCGCTCACCCGCTTGCAGTTCGGGCAGCGGACGGAAAGACGGAGCTTGCCGGAGAGTTCCTGAACCCTCACGGGAAACCTCTTCCCGCACAGGGGACAGCTGATCTGCACTCCCTTATTTTCTGCCTTTTCGTCCATACACGGGCAAATATATGTCCGCTATTGGAATATCACGGAAAAAATTTTCCGTTAAATTCCGAAACCCCTTGCATATTTGCATCGATGACACAGCAGACAGTCATAGACGAACGGAAATACCTCGACCCCGTCTTCCTGGAATACGGGATGGAGGTCTATACCAACGAGTACATCGAGATGCTCCGGGAGGAGAACCTCGAACTGAAGAGGAAGGGCAAGCGGAGCTACAACCTCGTCCCCCAGGCGGGATTCCAGGAGAAGGTGCTGACCAGCCTCGCGGACATCGTCATCTGCGGAGGGGTGAGGGGCGCCGGAAAGACCGCCGTAGGACTCATCGGCGCGATGGAGTACGCCGACAACCCGGATGTGAACCTCTACGGGTTCCGTAGGTTCGAGGCCGATGTCAAGAGAGGCATCTGGAAATCGTGCAAGCCCATCTTCAGGGGGTTCGCCAACTTCGCGGACACATCCTTCGAGGCGAAGTTCTTCAACGGGACGGGCGCGACGATGAAGATGGAGCATCTGGCAGACCTCTCCAAGATCAAAGACCGCTTCCGCGGCGCGGAGATGCCCTACATCCTCATCGAGGAGCTTGCGGAGTTCACCAAGGAGTCGATGTCCGTCATCTTCGACCTGATGGGGTCGAACCGCTCGACCGCCGGCGTCAGGCCCAGGTTCATCTGCACTTGCAACCCCGTCGGCCGCTCCAACAAGCTCCGCTGGTTCCTGGACTGGTGGATAGACCCCGTCACCGACGAGGCCATCCCCTCGCGCTCCGGCAAGATACGCTACTTCTGCCGCTACGGCGAGGATGTGATGGAGATAGCCTGGGGCGACACCCCGGAGGAGGTCTATGAGAACCCCAACGCAAGACGGAAGATAGAATCCCTCTCCGACGACCCCGATGCCGAGTACGCCAGCTACATAACCTCGGTGACCTTCATCGACGGCGACTACTCCGAGAACAAGATCCTCCAGGTGTCCGACCCCAAGTACATGAACCGAATCTCATCCGGCGGCTCCAAGTCCGTCATCAACGACATCCGGGGCATCTGGAGGGATGTGGACGACACGGGGGCGCTGGTCACGATGAACGACATGAACAACTTCTTCGAGGCGGCGCCCATGGTCACGGGACTCCGATGCGGCGGCGGGGACATCGCACTCCGTGACGACTGGCTCGTCCTCTGGGCCATGGACGGGATGCACATCATCGATGTGTTCGCCAAGAGGTATGTCACCTCCGAGGATGTGATACCCATCATCCTTCAGTTCCTCGCAAAGAACGAGATCCCCAAGGAGAACTTCGCCTTCGATGTCAACGGCATCGGCAACTGGCTCAAGCAATCCGAGGAACTCAAGGGATGCTTCGGGTTCGACAACAAGGCGCCGGCCAAGGACAAGACATCCTACAACACCCGCAAGTCCGAATGCGCCGGGATGCTCATCGACGCCCTCCAGAACGGGAAGATAAGCATCGACGAGTCGGTGCTGCGGCAGACCTACACCGAGAAGAGAATCCCCTTCACCATCCGGGAGAAGCTCGTCGAGGAGAGGATAGCCCTGCGCTGGAAGGACGACGAGAACCCCAAGGCCCTCATCAAGAAAACCGACATGAAATTCCTCATAGGACACTCTCCAGACTTCATAGAGGCCCTCATCTACTGCATCGACAGGGTCGACAACGCGAAGAAGGCCAGGAAGGTAAGGAGGGGCAACTGGTCATGTTTTATGTAACTCAAACCTAACAGCTATATGCGACTCACGCCATCCATCGGGAAGATGACTCCCGACCAGATCATCCGAAAGAAACCCTTCTCCGTACCCATCCCTCCCGGAGTGGTGGGCGCGATGCCCGTCATCGTCCCCGGAACGGCCCAGACCGTCAACCTCGACAATGTCGCCCGCGAACTCCGTACGCAGTCCGACTTCATCAGGCAGTACTATCCCACATCCCACCTCATCAACAACATCAAGTACTATCCCAACTCGATGTATGTCAACAAGGAAACGGGTTCCTACCAGGCGAAGGTGCGCTCCCGCATCGCCATCGGCTTCCAGGAGCGAATCCTGACCAAGCGCAAGGAGGCCCTCCTCGGCAACAATGTCGGCATGAAGCTCATCTCCGACGCCACATCCAAGAAGATGATTGACACCCTGGCCTTCTTCCGCGAGGGCTGGGAGGAGAAGGACATGGAGGTGGCCATCAACGACGCCGTTGACAGCGACTTCCTCACGGCAGACTGCGCCGTCTACATCTACATGGACGAGGGTAAGGTCGGCTGGAGGGTCTTCTCCTTCAAGAAGGGCGATGTCCTCTACCCCCACTACGACACCCTCACCGGGGAGCTGGCCCTCTTCGGACGGCAATACTTCCAGGAGGACTGGGACGGAAAGTCCCGGCTCTACCTCGATGTGGTGGACAAGACCAGCTTCGTCACCTATGTACAGGACGAGAACAACGCCGGATGGACGATGGAGGGGGAACCACAGCCCCACGGCTTCCCGTTCTGCCCGGTGGCCTACCACCGCTCCGACGACGGCCCCGTCTGGTCTGCCTCCCAGAGCCTCATCGAGGGCTATGAGGTCGCCATCTCGCAGTTCGCGGAGAACAACGCGGCCTACGCCCTCCGAATCCTCTACACCCTGGGCGGCGACTTCGAGGTGATGACCAATGTAGACGGCACCCCCAACCGCATCGACTCCATCGACCCCAACGCGAAGGTGGGATTCCTCGAACCCGCGCAGGGCGCCGACGGGGCCTTCGTGGCACAGCTCGGCATCATGGAGAAGAACATCATGCGTGGATCGTTCGCGGTCGAAACCCCGGAGATCAAGTCCGGCGCCGACATGTCCTCCCGGACGGTCAAGATGCTGTTCGCGGACTCGTTCCTCAAGGCACTCTCCGACTCGATGGTCTACCAGCCCTTCCTCAACCGCATCGCCTACCTCTTCAAGTTCGGCTACTTCATGGAGAAGAACAGGATCGCCGATGTCGAGTCCTTCAGGGTCAAGACCTACCTTGAACCGTTCATCTTCCTCTCCGAGAACGATGTCATCGCCGGCATCCAGCAGCTGGTGGCCGCCGGGGCGATGTCCCGCAAGACCGCCACGGAGCTGGCGTACAACATCGGCTACTCCTCGCCGGACGAAATCGACCGCATCCTCCAGGAGGCCCACGACGAGCTGGTCGCGGAGGCAGAGGTTCAGGCGTCCGTCCAGCAACAGAGGCAGAATCCCGTAAACAACAGCAGACGGAATGGCGGTCAGTAACCAGAGGCTCGTCAAGGAGGCGGCCGCGTTCAAGGCAGATGCGTCCAAGGAGTTCGACAAGGCCGTCAAGGCCCTGCTCGACCTCGTCTGGTCGTACGGCAACCCCACCGAGGACTTCCTCTTCGAGGCAGACCCGGAGCTGGACGCGAAGGCCAACGCCATCCTCCGTGGACTGTCCGACAACCTGGTGGCCAGGGCAAAGGCAAGGGCCGCCGCCATCGTGAGGGAATCCCTCGGCGGCTACGGCTTCGACGAGTCCTGGGAGGAGGCGGCCGACGAGGACGACGCGACCATCATCTTCCGTTTCGACATGGAGGGGTCGCACCTCAAGGAACTCCTGGAGGTGTGGATAGCCCTGGCGGCCGTCAACGCCATCAGGAAGTCGGAACTGCGCGTGATGATCTCAAGGTATCTCAAGAACCCATATGCCTCGCCCCTCTGGAAGGGAATCCCGCTGGACGCAATCAAGTGGGGTAGGGGATACTCCAGGGACATCATCGACCAGCTGGCGCTCATAGGCCAGAACGCAATCGTAGACACGGCGCGGCATGCCGAATGGATGAGGGAATTGGAGAACGGAGCGGCATACTACATCAGGAGGAGGGGGAGCAACTACGACTGCGCCGTGTGCGAGGAAATGGCCAACAAGCCCATCCCCATCTCCATCCCGTTCCAGATCCCGCACTCCAGGTGCATGTGCTACCCGGAGTACTTTTATGGCGAGAATCTTTGATTATTCGGAAAAAATCCTCAACTTTGTGCCAGCGCAGGGATGCGCTACATAGCTAAAAAGATTTGGCCCTCTCGGAAACGGGAGGGTTTATTCATTGCAGATGGGTCTTCATCAGGTTCCACGGCTCGAAGACCCACAAAGAGCCTTCCGACCGCACGGTTACCTCCGTCCTGTGCATGTTGGGGTTGTAGACCACCTCGGTAACGACTCCGACCTTGCCAACCGGGGACACGGAAACATGCCCCAGCCTGTTCTGGCCCTCGATAAGGCCGGAGAGGTAGCCGGAAATCCTGACCACCTTGACCCTGTCACCGACCCTGAACATCTCCGTCAGGAAGGTTCTTGACCTCCTCCTCGAACTGTTTCATCTCCTGAACCTCCTTGAGGGCCTCGGCATCCTCCTCCGACGTCGCGTCCTTCTTGATGCCGTACCAATCCGGGTGGCGATCCAATGCCGCGTGGGCCATCTCAAGGGCGTCCTTCACATAATCGTTGTCCGGCACCACCGAGTAGACGCTCCACATCGTCGCGATGTAGGTCTTCAGGGTGTTGACCGCGTTCTCGTCAGTCCTGGCGGCGTCCCACATGTTCTCCAGCCAGATGCCTATCGCCATCCGGCGGTTGGCCCTGAACGAGAACACCCCGTTCAAGTCCTGCACCTTGATGTGGGAATCCTCCCTCTTCACGAAGAAATTGCCGACGCGGATCTCGTCCGGCTCCAATTTGACCTTCCCGGTCTTGCTGTTGTATTTCATATCTTCTCGATTTGTTCGTCCAGCTCCGAAAGCTCGGCCTCGGCCAGCTTGACCATGGCCGGGAGCCAGGAGATGGGGATGGTGATGTTCGTTGTCCCGTTCGGGGTGGCCTCGATGCGGGCCTTCATCGTGATGATCAGGGAGCGCAAGTCCGCTCGTCGGACATACAGCCTGTGTACATCCCTCGCCTTGTCAATGTCCATATCTCAATCGGTTAGGTATTCGCTGCTGAAATTCACATCCACCACGGGCCTCGGCTCGTCCCGCCGCCTGTCCAGCTCCCGGCGCATCTCATACAGCGCCTCGCAGTCCTCCCTGGAGGGACTCCCGGCAAGGAGGGAATCGCGCTTGCGCTCCCACATCCCCGCCAGCTCTGCCGTAGGCACCGTATGATAGGCGTTACCCATTCCGGCCGGAGGTGTCCGTAGTGGTGGATATCTCGATGTAGTATCTATCATCACAAGCGCACCGTTCGCAGTCGCATGGGAATTTCCCATCCAGACACCATCGATGCAACCCATCGGTGACAAAGTGCGGACATTGTAACGATTTCATACCTCAATCAGTCATTGCCCGATTCCACATCCCGCACGATGAGCTTGAACCAGACCCGCCTGTGATCCCTGCGGTCGAACGGCGAACATTGTGGAACCTTCGACGAACAGGCTATCTCCCGCAAGTCGCATCCCAGGCAAGGGTCGGTCAGGATGTCCCTCGACGCCTCAACGCAGCGGTAAAGCCGACCGAAGATGTTCGTTATCTGCCCCACCATCACGAAACGCGTGGGCAGACGGCCGGCGCTCTCGTCCTTGTACTCCTCCGCAGAAAGCACTCTGCGGGCCTCACGGATCTCCGCGTCCGTGAACTCGGTGCGGCCAGGATACTTGAACCGCAAAATTCTCTCTTCCTTCGTCATGGGACAAATATAAGCATTCAAATCCAAAAATGGAATATCACGGAATAAAAATTGTCGGAAATTGACGGAAATTGCTATATTTGTGGCGAGAGAGTGGAAGAGCCATGTATGAAACATAGGCCGATTTTTCGGTATATAAACCCCGTAGCCTAAATCATCGCTCTTCCCTCTCTGGCCGCGGGGTTTTTTGTATGCCTATGACGGGTATCATCTACAGGGCCACGAACACCTTCAACGGGATGGTGTACATCGGTCAGACAATGGCCGGACTCCCGAAGAGGAAGAGCCAGCACTACCGCGATGCGAAAGCAGACGCGGACAACGCTTTCCACCTAGCGCTCTATCAGTATCACAACGCCTTCGAGTGGGAGGTGGTCGACTCATTCTCCGGGACGAAAGAGCAAGTCATCCACGCGCTCAATGTGGCAGAGGAATACCACATCCTCAAGCACAAGTCCACGGATGCCGGCCGTGGGTACAACTCGACCTTCGGGGGCTATTCGTCGGACAAGTTCGCAGACCGCATCCTGGAGAGGGCAAAAGCCAACCAGGGCGCGGCAAAGGCCGTGCTGCAATATGACCTCGACGGAAACTTCGTCAAGGAATTCCCGTCGCTGTCTGCCGTGTCGGCATTCCTGAACCGCGACAAGTTCTCGCCCTGCGACCTCTGCACCGGCGCACACTACCATTCGCAATGGAGAATGAAGGAGAACGAGTATTTCCCCAGGAAAATCGGCGCATACAAGCGCCTGTCCTCCGCAAACAGGGTTTCCATCCTCGCCTACGACCCGGAAGGTAACTTCCTCCGGGAGTTCGGTTCGGCAGAAGATGCCTATGCCGAATACGGACGAAGGGTCAAGCCCAGGGATCTCACCGAAAGGCTGGAGCTGTATGAATGTTTCACCCGGCCGTACTATCTCTTCCGCAAGCCGGGCGGGGAATATCCCAAGAAAATCCAGATAGTAGTCAAGCGCTGGAATGTGCGCGAGAAAAAGGGAACTCCCGCCGGCGTCAGGGTTCATCAGTACGACCTGGACGGAAACTACATGAAATCGTTCGACTCACTCCGGGCGGCCGGGCGCGAATCCGGCGTCGGAGAGAACGCAATCAGGGAAAGCGGAGCGAAAGAACAGCCGATAAGAATCAGGACATATACAACGAAGTTCGTCTGGAGAATCGGCAACATAGACCCTCCGGCACACATTGATGTCATCAAATTCCAACATAAACCGCATAACGATTACTACAAACACAAGATGGAACACAGGATCATCCAATACTCCCTCGACGGGGAGTTCGTCCGGGTCTGGGACAACACCAACAAGGCGGCAATGTCGAAGGCAGACACCACGGCCCTTATCCGAAAGTCGCTGGTCGGGGAGCCGTCCAAGAAAGCCAGCTTCCAATGGCGCTACTACTCCGAGGACTACCCGGAAAGAATCGCTCCGGCATCCTGGGCAGAACAAAAGACCGAGAAGACCGAGAGCATCATCCGGCCCGACGACACCATCGAGGAGCTGGATTGGACGGGAGAGGTGATTGCAGTCTACCGAAACACGGCAGACGCCGCAAGGAACACGGGCTGTTCGCAGTCGTATGTCTGCAATGTCCTCGCCGGAAAAATCAGGCATCCCAGACACAGGTTCCGCAGAGCAAACGAAAAAGTGTAGGTTCTCCCCCTTATGCCCCTCTCCTTCTCCCGCCCTATGGATGGTTTCCCCTTGACAATCCCTTTCTTTAATACACCCACTCTTTTTCTCTCCCCCTATTATCCCCCTCTCCTAGGATAGATATTCTTTCGCATGTGTACGCCGGCGCATATGCAACATCCGGCAACATCAATTGACGGAGATTGAGATTCCAAGACTTTTCGCCAGCATCCTCGCATTGATGCCTATTCTCCCATTTCAGCCACTTTCTCCGTAAAAATGATTAACTACCCATCTCGTGTCAAGAACTAGCCCTAAACGGCTCAAAGAAAAAAAAGAAAAAATTTTTTAGCAAGACGGGGCAAAGCAAATTGACGGGATAGGGTGCCAGACTTGCGACTCTATAATATGCCCTCCCGGGGGCCTCCTTTCAGGGCCTCCGGCCGTTTGCATTATTGCTATAATGTGAACTATTTGGACGGCTGGCGGCGCCGTTTCTCCATGAGAGGACAGCCGGAACATTGCAAAGGTATGTAATACCGGGCTATCTTGTTATCTTTGGCGGCTTCCCGGTCGGCTTTTTGGGCTTGCATTATGACTTTTAGGGCGTCCAAAGCCTCCCCGGGATCGTCGGCGGTGTTTACTAACTCATTCAGTTTGCGGGCCTGGTTGGCTGGGTCGCTGTAGTCCACAAATTTTGTGGATCTGGCGCCGTTCGCCGTTTCGGTGTGTACATTATCCAGTACAGCCGCGCGCCCTTCCTCAAATCCTTTTTGCTGTGCGGCCTGTAGGATCTTGAAACGGATTTCCTGGACAGCTTGCAAATAGTCCTGTATTTTTGGGGTGCGTTTCCACTTGCTGGCGAAGTCTGAAAGGTTTTTTTCCGGCCCTGTGTATGGTTCATCCAGGGCGGCCAAATATAGGGCTTTCCAGTCGTCGACGCCGCCGAAAATGTGCCAAAAAATGGCGGCCTTTTCCCGGTCGGTTAATTTCTTATTGATGATCCCCATAAATTAGAATTGTTCTAAATTGGTTGTTTGTGCCAAAGTACGGCACATTCGGCTAAAATAGTGTGTCTTTCCGGCGGTCCGTTTCTCCCTGGCTGTCGTCGTCGGCCTGGATCGACAGCCGGATAATTTGCCGGCAATGAGGGCAAAGGATTTGCAGCCCTTCCGGGCCGGCGCCCTGGGGCTGTCCGTCCGTCCTGGGTTGCAACAGTTCGAACGGTTCACATTTTACGAGGGCTGCAATTTTTTCAAGGGTGTTCAATGTGATTCCGTCCCGGAAATAGCTGTAAATTGTTTGTCTTGTAACGCCCTTTTCTTTGGCTATTCCGTGAACGGTTAACCCGTTTTTAGTTTTGAAATATTCAAAATTGGCCCTTATGGTTTGTATAGTGTCCATCTCTGGCGGTTGTTGGTTTGGTGCAAATATAGTAATATTTTTTACTTACTCCTATAGATAGATTAATATTTTGCATTTCCATTCTTTGGCCGTTTCCGGGCGATTGTAGGCACTTTATATGACTATAAGGGGATAACTCATATTTTCAAAGATAATGCCCTGACGGGGTTTTTATCGTAACTCGATAAAAGTACTATAATCGCTGTAACTAGTTGTATTTCAATCATTTACAAAGGTTTTGCCGTTTTACGATAACGGCTATTTTTCCGGCGCCGGACGGCTTGCAAATTTGCTTTAAATGATGCCCTGCAAGCCCTTGAAAGCCATAACTTTTTTTATATGTGTTTTGCATCCATATAGGGCCAAAATTCATTGCTGGCCGTCCTGGGTACCTCTGGCGGGAAATGATCCCTATTTTTGCCGCCGTCCCGGGCGAAAACTTTTTTACATTATATTTGCTATTGTAAAATAAAATACCTACCTTTGTAACGAGGGAAGGGGACAGCTTAAAGCCCTTTTCTAGGTTTGAAAGTTTGAGCGCGTGAAACGCGGCATACCTCAAGACCGGGCGCAAATTCGCTTTTTATCCTTTGCGGGATTGATAAGGTTAAACCTTTGACAATTTGATACGGTATAATCCCGCGCAATTATCCGGCCGGCCGTCCTGGCTGGCCGGGTGCAAATCTTTTAAATCTTTTTAGCCATGTACAAAGAATTCAACACCGGCGCAATTGAAAAGCGCGTTAATTCCATGTTAAAAATCCGTGAACAATTCGAGGCCGCCGGCGTCGACGGATTGCATGTTAAATTTAGTTTTGGCAATAGGAAAACGGGCGCCGCGGTTCCGTCGGTTTCTCTTATTCCCGTTGCGGATTGTGCTAACTGCAAAGTATGTGCGGCCGGCTGTTATGATGTCCGTAATGTTTGTTTTCAAACGACCGTGCAAAAGTCCCGCGCGAACAATTCCGCAATACTTCGCAAAGATCCTGAAAGATACTTTGCGGAAATTGCCGCGGCCGTTCGCTTTTTCCGTTTTTTCCGCTGGCATGTTGGCGGCGATCTTGTTAGCCGGTCTTACTGGCTGCATGTTGTCGAAATTGCCAAAGCTGCGCCGAAATGTGAATTTCTTATTTTTACAAAGTTATACGGCGTAATTAATAAGTATTTGAGCGACGGCGGCACAATTCCGGCAAATTTGCATGTAGTCTTTAGCGATTGGCGCGGCGCTAAATTTTCAAATCCGTTCAATTTGCCGGTATCTTCGCCGGTATGGTTTGACGCGGACGGCGTCGAAATCGAGCGCGGCCCTCATTGCACCGACCGCGCGACATGGTGCCAGGGCTTTTGTGAGGATTGCGCCGCGGCCGGTTCTGGCTGTTTCGGCCTGAAAGCTGGCGAAACCGTTTTATTTGCCGCACATTGATACGGCGCCCTCTCTTTTGTCCGGCTGGCCCTGGCGGGCTGGCCGGGCGCTATTTGTTTAACCTCTAAATCTTTTTAGTTATGAAAGACAGCGCAATAAACGCCCGCCGGCGTGAATTCCGCGCCGCTATCCTGGCGGCCGGCATCGATATTAATACGGATTTTTTCGCCCTCCCTCTGGCGGCCGTGTCCGTTTTGCATGATCTTGCAAAGGTGTTCAAATATCGCCGCCCGGCCGGTTATCCCGGTTCTCTGGCGCGGGCGTTTTACTACAGCGCCCAGCGGGCCAAATAGCCCGGCGCCCTGGCTGGCCCTCTGGCCCTGGCCCGGCTGTCCTGATCGACAGCCCGGCCGCCAATTTCAAACCTTTTCAGTTATGAGCAAAAAAGTATCTATGCGGGCCGTTTTCGCCGCCCTTGTCCGCGAGATGGGCGCCCATGAGGGCGCGCAAATCTTCGAATGGTATTGCACTACTTACGGCGTGACGATCGCGGACGAAGCGCCGGCCACCGTCGCCCGGGAGGTGTTCGGGATCTAGCCACGGCCCCAGGGCTACGGCCGGGGCGGGCTGGCGCCCGTTCCGGCTGCAAACCTCTAAAACATTGTACGACATGTTCACGATCTACCGAAAAAGAGTGGGCGGCCAGGTGTTCGACCGCTATTACAAGGAATGGGACAACGCAAAGCATGAGCTGCTGAACGAGCTGGCCGGAACTGAAAAGGACGGCTGGACGATCGACCGGCGGCTGGACTACTTCAACGCGGAAAAGGGTTTCTACATCTTCGAGGTGTACGGCCGGACTGACGCCGGGGAGCGTTTCACGCTGGCCCTGGTGGATGGTTATTTTCGTGACTGACAGCCCGGACGGGCCGTCCATAGTGGCCGGGGGCCTGACCGCTCCCGACCGCTCCGATATCAAACCAAAACCACAAAAGCCATGAAAGAGATCTTATTGCTTTTCTTGCTCCCGCAAGTGGTCTTCATACCGCTGGCGGTTATCCTCAAACGAGCGATGAACCGGGCCGAAAAAGCCCTTGAGCCTGACACAACGGACGGAGCCGGGGAGGCGCCGCCGGAGGAGGACGGGGACGGAGAAAAAGAAAGGGGGGCGGGGGTATACCTGGCCGTCTGGAGCGCGTACAAGTCCCTGGCCGACCAAAGGGCGCACGGCTACCGCGGCTGGCTGACGGCTTGCATCCGTCACGCGCAGCGCGGGGAGATGATCCCGGCGGCCGTTGCCGTGAAAGCCCTGGAGCTGACGCGGTCGGAGCTGGCGGGGAGCCGTTACTCCCTGGCCGGAATCGACGCGGCCCTGGCGAAGCTGACGGAAAAAGAAGAGGGGGAGGGGGTGTAGAAAAAGGGGGCGGGGTGCCTGACAGCGCCCGCCCTCTCAAAACCTTTAAAACTAGAAGAGATGAAAACAACCTACTACGGCTATTTCAAGCCCGGCAAGGAGGGATACCGCTACAACATCCCCGGCCTGACGCTTTTCGACAAGATCGACACGAACAAAGCCAAGCTTGCAAAGCACCTCTTGAGCTATGCCGACGGCTTCGCGTTCGAATCCTACCCCGTCACCCTGGTCATCTTGAACGACTCCACGGAGGAGGTCGTGGAAAGATGGGTGCAAGAGGAGGAAGGCGGGCGCTGGATTAAAAGAAAGGGGGAGGGGGCCTGACAGCCCTTTTCCTCTCCAATGTCTAACAATTAAAATAGAAAGCCATGGAAAAGAAAAGCACATCAGGGGCGACAATGCGGAAGGTGTTCGGATACCTCTGCCAGTCCCGCAAATTGAACTACGGAAAAGCCAATACGATCTGGGAGGGCTATTGCAAGCAATACGGCGTATGGATGGACGACCCCGCCCCGGACGCTGTCGTGCTGGAGGTGTTCGGCAAGTACTGAAAAACAGGGGAACGGAGCCTGACCGCTCCTTCCCTCTCCAAAACCAAATCTTTTGAGCCATGGAAATCACCATCAAGACCACCGAGGGGAAAACGCTGGTTTTCTCGAATTATGTTGCCGACATCGATGTCACGGAGGTTTTAGTCCGTGCGGACGACGAACGGAACGAGGCCCTCTGCAATTTCATCGAATCGCTGGGCGGGGAGTTTATGAACCAGACCGCCGTAGAAAGCGAGGACGGGGCCGTCTTCGACTACTTCGCCCTTTGAACGGGCCGGGAGGGCTGGCGCTCTCCGGGCTTGCCAAATCACCAAATCTTTTTAGCCATGATCTTCCTACTTATCGTCACGACCGCTTTCAGCGCCCTTTTAGAGTCCTGGGGGAAACAAGAGGACGGAACCAAGAACTGAAAGCCATGAACAAGATCCTATCGCACATCAAGAAGTCTACGGCCATCGGTGCGGTGGCCGTCTTCCAGACCACGACCGGCGCCCGTTTCCAGGTGGGCCGGGGGCTGTCCGGCTACCACGCCGAATGGTACGGCCGGGGTTTCGTTCTCATAGCCAGCCATCGTGAGCTGACGCTCCGGGAGGCGGCCAGCCTCGTTTTGAGATGGGAGGCCGAGGACGGAGCGCAGAACTGAAAACGGCCGGGGAGGGGTGACGCTCTCCCTGGGCGCAAAATCCATAAATCTATTGAGTTATGAACGAATACAAAAGCATCCTCGTTAACAAAGCCGAGGCCGACATCATGGTCGGAATCATCACCCGTGAAATTGCCGAAATCGCCAACATCAAGGCAGACCTTGAGGAACGCGGCATCACGCTGTCCAGTTGCGGACTGAATGTCCGGCAGATTGAACTCCGGCACTTGTTGGAATTGTTCTCCAACGCATCGGAATAGAGAGGGGGGGGCGGTGTTGTGCAGACTAGTGGCACAATTGCCCCCTACCTTTGCACCAGACCAAAACAAATTGAACTATGATACTTGTATACTACTACTACAACAACGGGGTGTCCCGCCGCGGCTCCAGGTGCAAGCGGTTCGCCTCCAGAAGGGATGCCGACCGATGGATCTACTTCACCGGGAGGAAATACCCCAAGTTCCACCTTGACGAGGTCTTCGACCTGACTGAAAGTTAACCATATAAATAGAAGCCATATGAAACACTTTTCCGACATCCAGAGCCTGATGGACGAGGTCGGGCTGGACTCCCTCAATTTCATCTACCACAGCAGAAAGCCGCACATCCAGAAGGACGGCATCCGCTATGAGATCCTGACCCTCTACTACCCGGAAAACGAAGAGGAGGGGGTGGTGCTTGAAACCATCCCGAGCTACGGCTGGAGCCTTGTCACGCTGAATGTGGACAAGAGCTGGCGGGAATGCTCCTGGAAACACCTCCGGGACATCGTGGAGCGGGAGATCAAGAGAATGGAGGCGGCCTGGTGATACGGGCCATCTCCACCAAACCATAACCTTTTGCATTATGAAAACCGACATCAATGGCTGCTCCACCTGCCAGGCGGGAAAGGAGAACTACGAACACTACACCCAGACCATCGGGAGAAAGACCTACAACCTCGTTCAGTACGACTACCGCCATACGGATGGCGATCTGTTCTCTACCGTAGCCCAGACCCTCGAAGAAGCGAGAAGAAGGCGGGATAAGTGGCTGGAGAGCAAGTAAGAATCCTTCGGGAACGGGTTTCCCGGCCTGACCGCCGGGCGACTCGCCAAACCAAAACCTTTTTGAATATGAAGACTCTGCAAGAATCCATCACCCGGATGGAAGGAAAGGGAGGGGCGGGCCAGTCCCTCCGCAAGCATCTGGCCGCCGTCGGAATCAACGAGTGGGAGGACATCACCAAGGCGTCCCTCTACGATTTCCACGACCATCTGGCCGAGGCCCTGGCGCCCGGCTCCGCGAAGACCATCCTCGCCTATTTCAAGGCCATCCTCCACCGCAACGAGGACGACCTCGACCTCCCCAGGGGCTGGGAGAAGATCCTGGCCGTGAAAGCCACCAAGCCCATGAAGACCTACCTGACCGAGGAGGATCTCCGCAAGATTGAGGCCGTGGCCGTCCGCACCGACCGCCAGGAGTTCGTCAGGAATGTGTTCCTGATTTGCGCCTATACGGGCCTCCGCGTATCGGATGCGATGGAACTGACGCCGGAAAACATCGTGGATGGGAATCTCCACTATGTGGCCCAAAAAACGAAAAAGGCGGGGGCCATACCCCTCAAGTCGGGATTGAGTGATAGAATCGCATGGGTGGCCGCCCATCGCAACCTTCGCGTGACCCTGGCGGCCTACAACATCTCCGTCCGCAAGATGGCGAAAGATGCCGGTATCTGCCAGGAGGTTGTCGTCTTCAAGGGCGGCAAGGAAATGAAAGGCCCCAAATGGCAGTTTATTTCCTCCCATACTGCAAGAATCAGCACGGCATCGTGCCTGAACAAGCGGGGCGTACCCATCGGGGACATCTGCGCCCTCCTCCAGCATTCCGGCTCTGCGATGACGGAGCGGTATATCGTCCGCGATAAGGTGGAACTGTCCGCGAAAGCAATGCGTTTCTTTCAATAATAAGAAATTTTTGCTATAATCATCAGCATATGAAAGCAATGTTCGGTTTCCGCGACGGCAAGGCCTGGCGCGTGAAGATTGGCGGGGAGGTACTCCCGCAGGAGTTCTCATCGAGGACTGAACTGGAGGACTGGTTCCGCGCCGAAAGGGCGTGGGGCCGGTATCCAGACTACTACCTGCTCTGGGGCAACGGGCGGGATTGGAAATGAAAAGGGGCCGGGGGTGCATCGCGCATCTCCGGCCTTTTTTGCGTTTATGGCCACGATAACGGCCATTTCAGGCACTTTCCCGTCGATTCCGGGGGATTGCCCCAAATGTGGAGAAAACGCCCCATATCGGCTCATTTGAAGAACGGGTTGTCCTTGAGCAGGGCGACATTCTCCTCCTTCGTCAGCCGGAGATACCGCCGGATGCTGTCCTCGTCCTTATGGCCGGATATCAGCATCACTTGCTGGAGCGGGATGCCCGTCATGTACAGCAGGGTTATGCCCGTACGGCGGGCGCAATGGCTGGACACCATGTCGTATTTCGGCACCGTTTCCGTGGTATGCCGGATGCCGTTGCTCCGTGTCACATCAACCGGGGAGTTGATTCCGCACGAACGGCACACCCGCTTGATCCACTCGTTCAGGTGTTGCTGGGCCAGGGCGGGGGCGCGACCTCCGTTGCGGTTCAGGATCTCAAGGACGCGGGGATGGGCCGGAATCATCACGGACGATGCCGTCTTCCTCTGGGTGAAATGCACCACCCCGTCGCGGATCATCCTCGATGACAGCCGGGAGTAGTCGGAGAACCTGGAGCAAGTCCAGACGCCCAGAAGGAAGAGGTCGCGGGCCTTCCTGTCCAGCTCTCCCTCCGGCCGATACTCCCACAGCCTTTCCACCTCCTCTTTCGTCAGGTAGACCGTATCCGGGTCTTCCCTCTTCGTCTTGAAGAGCTGGAACTCCGTGTTGTGATGGTATTTCAGCTTGTAGCCCTCGTTCATCACCGTTTTGAGCTGGGAAACGGTCTTCCATTGGTAGTTGATGCCGAAGTCCGCTTGCTGCATCCGCTGGACGAGCCGGAAGTGGAAGGCCGTGTCCACATCGTCCCAATTGAAATCCGTCCCCATCAGCCGGGCGATGTTGTTGTAGCACAGCCGCCGCTGACGGATCTGGGTACTCTCCCTGGACGCCCATTCGTCGAAATACTCCCAGAAAGGAAGGGGGCGGGGGCCTGTCGGTTTCTTCTCCGGCATCGCGCCTGTGACGGCATACTCCATCACAAGGAGGACATCCTCTTCCGTGACGGCGCTGTCCTGTCGCTCCTCTGCCCGCAGATGTATGAGCCGCAGTTTCTCCCATACGGCCCTGTCCTTGCATTTGGCCGGGAGGGTCTTCGCCCCGCGGTTCCACAAGTCAGGGTCGATCGTCAGCCCCGTGGATTTCTTGTACTGTTTTCCTTTGTGGGATGCAACCAGCCGGATGCTCCCCTTGTCGATGTTGAATGTGTGTGTCATATGTCCTCAATTTGCCTTATAGACGAAAATATAGACGAAAGGGGAACAAAAAACCCCTCCAGGGCCATCCAGAGGGGGTTAGAAACACATTCTTGTGGTGCTGGGAATAACATCCGGCATCGTGTCCTGAACGCCCTCAAATGGCATTTTCCGTTGATTGTCAATCGGTTTTGAAAAGTATCCTTTCCATTTGGTGTAGCATTATTTCCAAAATCTAGACGAAAAAATAGACGAATATCCGGCCGTCTATTTCGTGCATTTCTCCACCATCGAGGCCAGCCTCCTGACCTCTCTCTCCAGCCTTTCAATCTTCTGGAGAATCTCCCCTCTCTCGCTCTTCTCCTTCAGCGGCTCCCCGTCCCCGGTGTAGAGCCATCCCTTCCGCACATCCGGGTACGCATCGAGGATGCGGCCGAAATAGGATGCCGGCTTGCCCTGTCCTTTCCTCACCCTGCACAGGGAGGACGGAGGGATGCCCGTCTTCGTGGCGAATGCCTTCGCGTTGTCGCCCTCCAGGATCTTGACCAGGAGGTCTATTCTCTCGTTCTCTTTCATTCTATTCAAGGGTTATTGCGCCGTTGACCAGCGCGATGGACAGCACATCATCCTGGGGGACATCGAAGGGCGCGTATTTCGGATTGTCGGAAACGCACTTGATGCACCCCTCCTTCTCGGACGGCTGGACTCTCTTTATCATCACTCCCTGGCTCCGCGTGAAGATGACATAGCAGCGGCCCCATTGGAGGAAATAGGTTTCCTTGACCTTCTTGCAAGCGACCAGATCCCCGCCGCAGTATTTCGGCGACATAGAATCTCCCTTGACCCTTATCAGGAAATCCGACTCCTTGAAGTCCGTCACGGTGTAGTAGTCCTGGATCTTCTCGTCCTCATATGCCGGGAGTCCATGGCCGGCGAAGGCCTCGATGGGAATCAGGGGGAGGGTCTTGCCGTGGAGCGCGGGACTCTTTTCCGAAACATTCAGCATTGGCCCGTCACCCGTGAACAGCCAATTCAAATTCAGCTCCGGGCATCTATGTGAAATTTTAGTTACAATAGATGCGGTTGGCCCCTGAACTTTGATAGAATTGATGATCCCGCGGTTGATACCGCAGTAATCCTCGAACGCATTTTGGCCCATGTCAAACCGCTTTCTAGCGAACTCTACTAGGCGTTTCTTGAACTGCTCCATCCTTCCTAAAAATCTTTATCAAAAATTTCTCTTAAAATGTTTGGAAGTATGGGAAATTCAACTTATATTTGCCATTGGATTTCGCTACGGAACCCTTTGGCATAGAAAATCCCCCTCCCAAATCAATGGGGTACAGGCAAAATAACATTGGTAGTGGCATTTTGCTTTTGTTCCAAAGGTAATGAGAAGATTTGAAATTCCCAAGGGTTCTATGCGAAATTTTAATTAAGCACTTTGAACTATTGAGAGCGCCCAGCGGCCTTTAACAGCTGGTGAGGACTGATGGGTTAAGCCAAATTTCCCCATCTCCAAGATTAGGCTAGCCTGACTAACCGAGGTTCGTAATCCCCACCCTGGAGGGTGAGAATGTATAGCGGGCCGTGAGGAGATCCAGGCACAAAATAGGGACAAGACGGGGCGAAAGAAACGACCCTGGAAAGCAAATAACTACTACGATAATACAAGGTATTTGATAGGTAAAATATCGAGCCGGAGCAAAGTGATTATCATGCGTCAGCAAGGCTGGCGACAAAGGGATGCAACGGAAGATAGATAATGCTGGGTCTGGGGGCGGTTCCCTGATGCCAGCACCATTATTATTATAGAATATGCCTAAAGAAAGAAAATACAACAAGGACTACTCCCGCAAGACTGCGATGGAGTGGCTTTCCGAGGGGAAATGGACAGGGTTCCTCATGCGTATTCCCATCAACAAGACAAAAGGCTATCCGTGCCGGAATGCAAACGATGCAATGTCCATCCGATCCACAGCATCACAGCTCAATAATGACCCTGAATGCGACCGAAAGTTTTCGGTTGTTGTGGATTTCGACACAAAGATTATAACCGTAACTGCAAGCGAAAAGGAGTGCATAAATGGAACGGAAGAAGAAACGATTCAAGTTTGACCGGGGCAAGTTTGACTCCATCCTTGAACCACGACTTAAATACATTACCGGGTTAGGACTCTACTACACATATATTGCAGAATCGAGCAACGGTGATGTGTTCAAGTTTGGCGTTTCAAGGAACCCGATTAATAGGGAGAAGACATACAAGGGCGGCTATCGTCGTTACGGATTTAAGATGATCTATTTCCTTCCGGGAAACATTGAATACGAACTTATTTTGGCCGTTGGCTCTAGCGGAGCAGAAACTCCGCTTCCGACATATGCGCGTCAACCAAGAAGAAGGGAAGCCTACTTTATGAACAAAGACGATGTGGTCTATATTGCTGAAAAGTATGGTTTCCTACCTATAGAAGAGTTCAAAAAAAATTGTCCAGATGGAAACACCTGACAAAACGCTGCAAGACATCGCCATCCGTCTCGAGAGGGCCGTTTCCGGGCTTGAGGAGTCACTCAACAGGAGGGATGACAACATACTGATTTCGTGCATGGAGGCGGCCCGTCTGCTGGGCCACGCGCCGAATACCATCACCAGGATGATCAACGAAGGGCGGCTGCACAAGGTCACCCTCGGAAAGAGTACGGGCATCAGGCTCTCGGAGCTGATGAGGAAGATGAACACGCCGTGAGGCGTTTGAACCGCCTGAACTTCTTTTCTTACACGCACTTGATACCAAACCATGATCGATTATGCTTATCCCGGCCCGGACTTGGCGGTTCGTCGGGCCACTTCGCAAATCCATACCACATAATAAGGGGTAGCCGACAAAAAGCGGGCGCGTGACCGGGTGCGCCGTCTTGGGTATGCCGTCAATAAGGGAGCGGGGCGCCCCCTGCCTTGGTGTTATCGTCCCGCCCCCGGAGTGGGATTGTCGGCGCAATGTAACTTCGTTCCATTTTCGGCACCGGCGACGGCTGGGAAAGACCGCACACACGGCAGGGTCGCGATTTGGCAATAGGGTTCTCGTCCTTATCTCCCTATGGCGGGTTGGATTCCCGCCCCTGTCGCCAACCAGGCAGAACCTGGGGCTAGTACACACAACGATTTCTTTCAAGCGACGGCCGCCGCCGGGAGGTGCTGGCCGTTTTTATTTCGACTATGACATTAGAACAAGCATACAGCAAGGCGAGGCTGGGCCTCCGCTACCACATGGAGCAGAGCGTTGCGCTTCTGCGGAAAGCAGAAAGGCTGGCAACACTCTACGACCCCGAAAACGGCTTTTATTTGGCCTTTTCAGGCGGCAAGGATAGCCAGGCATTGTACCACATCGCCAAGCTCGCGGGAGTGCCTTTTAAGGGGCATTTCTCGCCAACCACGGTAGACCCCCCCCAGGTCATCAGGTTTATCAAGAAGAACTATCCTGACATAGAGTTCGAGAAGGTCACCAAGTCCATCTATACGATGGCCCTGGAGAAACGGATCTTCCCGACCCAGAAGTTCCGCTGGTGCTGCGCCGAATTCAAGGAGAAGGGAGGCGTCGGCAAGGTGGTGCTTACGGGCGTCCGTCATCAGGAATCCATGGCGCGGAGCAAGCGCATGGAGCTGGAGATATCCGGGAGGAAGTTCGCCGGCACCATCGAGGAGTTCCAGGAGTGGCGGGTTGAGCGGCTCCGCAAAGCCAACAAGTCAGTCAACCAGGACGAGTTCACGCGCGACAAGAAACAAGAGGTCGCTTGCATCTCCGGCAAGGACAAGATCATCGTCAACCCCATCATAGAATGGAGCGACGCGGATGTCTGGGAATTCCTTAACGCCGTGGTCGAAGTGCCTCATTGCGAGTTGTACGACCCGCCCTACAACCAGCACCGGGTCGGCTGCATCATGTGTCCGATGTCCGGCTACAAGAGAAAGGTTGCCGACAGCAAGATGTACCCGTATGTGTATGAGAAATGGGTGCAAGTCGCTGAAAAACTGATACGGGGGGGGGTACTCCCCAGAGTGGAAACAACAGTCGAAGAACTGTGGGAAAAAAGAAGGTCTATCGTTGGAGAAACGGAGTCACGAATACCCCCCCCCCGACGGAGATTCTCCTAACGAAACCCCTCCCTAACTTGCTTGTGGATTGGTGGATGAGCGGACTGCCCTGGGACGAGTTCGTGGACAAGATGTCGCACCCATCCTTATTCGAGGACTAAACATTAAGACATATGAAAAAGATTGTAAACGGCATCGTCGCCGTCATTCTGCTGGCGTCGCTCTGCTTCCTCGGAGGCGAGTGGCCGGAGAACACACCAAGAAGAAAGGTCATCAAGTACGACAGCATTGCCATGACGACCGTTCTCGTCTGCGGACTCTACCTTAAAAGGGAGGACAAGAATGGACGACTTCGTTGAAAGAGCATTCGCGGATGCCGACAAGAATTTCACCGAGAAGGAGCGCCAGGCATTCGATCGCGCCGTGGTGGATGACGAGGCGAAGACCGTCATAACGCTGGCCGCCCTCAATGTGGGGCTGTCCAAGATGCAAGCCTTGCTGGATGCCGTCCAAAAGACCAAGATGGACGATCCGTTCGCGGAATACATCAGCTCCATCTCCCTCATATCGTTCCACCTCGGCTATCTGGCCGCAAAACAAGATGCGTGATGGTGCCGCCCAACAAGATATTCCTCACGGAGGAACAGGAAGCCTACCTGATTGAGAACTACCAAACTCTCATCAACCACACACTCTGCCAGCACCTCGGCGTAAGCACACGGACATTGAACCGGCTTGCCAAGGAAAGGGGGCTTGTCAAGGATCTCGCGGCCATCGAGGGCCAGCGGAGGGAACGGCTGTCCGTTTCGCTCAAGACCACCTTCCGGCTCCGTGGCGGCAACGACCATTCGGAGAACGGCATCAAGACGCAGTTCAAGCCCGGATTCAAGCCAAGGGAGCTGTTCGGAGAGGACAAGTTCTGGGCCATGCACAGGAAGGCCGTGGAAACGCGGAAAATGCGGTTTGCCGAAGAGAGGGCAAGGGTGTCGTTCGGACTCCCGCAGAGAACCAACATGAGGGTAAAGCGCCAGCCAAGGCAGAAGATCCTAGACCGCGCCTATCTCAAGCGGCGCGGGTATGTCCTCGACGAGGCGAACAACATCGCCTATTTCACACAGGAAACCAGACGGGCTACGCGGCTAGAGGCCATGCCCAGGAGATTCTACATTTTCAAGCCTTATGAAAACAAACATCAATGAGAACCATGCGGCGTCCATGTCGCAGACCGACCGCATCCTGGAGCATATGCTTGCCGGGAACTCCATCACCCCGCTTGAGGCCCTGAACAAGTTCGGATGCCTCCGGCTGGGCGCGAGGATAGCGGACATCAAGGCCAGGGGCTACCTGGTCTATTCCGAGTTCGTAACCACGGCCACCGAAAAGAAGGTCAAGAGATACTACATGTGATATGGAATGGAAATACACCAAGGAGAACCCGCTCCGCGTGGTTACCCTCTGCTCCGGCTACGACAGCCAGCTGATGGCCATCCGAAACCTCGGCATTCCGTATGAGTGCATCGCGTGGTCGGAGATCGACAAGTACGCCATAGCGGCCCATAACGCGGTCTTCCCGGAGATCGCAGACCGCAACCTGGGCGACATGACCAAGATAGACTGGGACAAGGTCGACGACTTCGACCTCCTCTTCTACTCCACCCCTTGCACGGACTTCTCCAATGCCGGCAAACAGGCCGGCGGCGAGGAAGGGAGCGGAACCCGCTCCAGCATCCTCTGGTACACCCGCCACGCCATCATCGAGAAGAAGCCCAAGTACCTCGTCATGGAGAATGTCAAGGCACTGGTGTCCGGCAAGTTCGTCCAGCTCTTCCGCAAGTGGCTCGACGAGCTGACATCCTACGGATACACCAACTTCTGCCAGGTTCTCAACGCAAAGGACTACGGCATCCCGCAGAACCGCGAACGCATCTTCGTGGTGTCCATCCTGGACGACGCCTGGTTCAACTTCCCGCAGCCCGTGGAACTGAAACTCCGGCTCAAGGACATGCTGGAGGAGAAGGTGGCAGAGAAATACTACCTTCCGCAAGACAAGGTAGACCAATTCATAAGGGGCCTCGACGATGAAAAGAAAGCCCTTATCGACAAGCCTGAATAACCCTATTAGGGGGGGGCAATCCGTACCGATCCAGATATGGGGAAGCCTACAGGCCCACCATGCCACATCCGGCATCGACGGCGTATGCCCAACCATCGCATGTACCGATTTCGGCTTGCCGAGAGTGATTGAGGCCTATGAAACGGATGATCCCGCTTAATACCGATAGGGGGGGGCGTCGCGGACGGTACTTGCCGGATATTTCAAGTTCGGCGTCCAGACCCTCCTCCTCGGAGATTTCGGATCGTCGGGAACGACAGTCCTGGAGATATATGAAGACAATCAAGCCGATAAACACAAACGCTGACGGGCTGGCTTTCGCCATCACGACGAGGTCTTGGGCCGTCTGCATCTCGCACCTCACCAGAGGGGGGGGGCATTATCCTAGCACAGGGGTTCTAGAAATCTATGAGGAAAACGAAACCGATAAACACGACCGCCGACGGATGCGCCTTCACCATCGTGACGAGATATGAGGCCCGCGCCTATCTCAAGTCAATGACTAGGGGGGGGCGGGTATTACCCATGTACGGGAGTGCTGGAAATCTCGGAAGATCCTCAACGCCTGTCAGGACGGAAACTGCAAGACGATTTACGGCCGGATGGGGAGGCTCTCCTGGGAGAACTACCTGGGCCGTCTTGAACACGGAGGCTGGGATTGCCAGATGACATGCATTCTTGAGATATGGACGAAAGGGTGATAAAGGTCAGCGTACCGCACGAAGACCGCTCCGACGGCCTTCCGAATTATCCGTACAACTTCTTGCCGCATACCCCCCCCCGGCCGTGCGTTTTCGACTCGTTCCACGGAACGATAGGATTCGACATCTTCCCATTCGCGGTCACGACGAGGATTGTGGCAAGCTCACAGGTATTCTTGAAAGTCTATGAAGATATGGATCATCCCGATGAAGGGCAAGGGCCATGAGGTGACGGCCAGGAACATTGCATCCGCGGAGCCGGACGAGCTGGCGCGGCCGCTGACCACCGACGAATGGGACAACATGATGCTGACTGAAGATGGCAAGGATTCTACCGACGCTTGAGGCCATGCTCCTGGACGGGACGATTCCTCTCACGGGGGGGGCATGGATTGACATTTACAACCACACCGCGAACGCCAGCATAGCCGGCACCATCCACACGCGGATAAGCCAAGGGAACTATTGGTATGTCACCGAATTTGAAGATTCCACAGGCGACGGCGGCGGGATACATTGAATGCCCTCCGGGCGGCTGTTTCGATTGGACTTACCCCACATCGAAACTCCGTCGCGGCAGAGTTCAGGGGGGGGGGTGAGATATGCCCAACGCTGACGGCCGGAGAGCCAGAGATTTACTACTATGAAGGAGTCGAAGAAAGGACTATTGTTTAAGGGACAATTCGTCCCAGTATGGGGGGGCTTTACTGCGATGTCAGCAACAACCCCTCCTTTCTGCAAGGGGCGAAGGGTCTTCCCGGCCTATCCCGTGCAATCAAGGCAGAGATACACGATGCCGCAGTATGCGTAGAGTATGAAACCGAAGAAAGGACTGATGTATAAGGGCTGGTTTTGGCCGCTTTACGGGGGGGGGCGTACTCTACAACTCCAAGGATTACTACCACGGAGGTCTGGAGGACATCTGCCCGACTCTCCGCGCGGAGAAGAACGATGCAGCCGTCTGCGTAGAATATGACGACGGAAAGGACGATTGAGGTCGGCAACATCGTTTCGACCGGGAATTGGGATTCCCCGCAGAGGGGAAGGATCTATTCACCTCTCGGCTGCTCTCCAGCCCTGAACACATGTGGGGGGGCGGCCTTGAACCAAAGATAATTCTCTATGAGGACGGAAAAGATGATCCGAATCGGCAACATATACGGTAACCAGTTCAACTCCGGCTATGCCGGGAATGTCTGGAGCGCCGACGGATTGTCCCCGGCCTTGATGACCATGCAGGGGGGGCAGAGAACCGATGATTATTACCTATGAGCAAGATAGTGATAGTGGGCGACCTCATGGACGAAACCTTCTCCAGGAGGCAGAAACATTGCCGTAAAGTCCTTTCCCCGGCCGGCATCAGCGTCTGCATCAATGCCGGATGCGGAATGGGGGGGGGTATAACGCCAAAGATACTACTCTATGAAAATCCTCAATCCGCTGAAAGGAACGACTGAATACGGCTGGCATTTCGAGCAAGAGGTGTTCGACCCGGACGGACTCGCAAGGGCCTTGAAATCTGGGGGGGGGGCAGCGGTAACATACCAAAAGTGATCCTATATGAGGACGGACGAAACGATATGCCTGAACAGCAAGGTGAACGGAAAACAACCCTATATCGAAGATAGGGTTTACTTCGGGGGGGGGCATTTGCGTAGGTATAACGGCCTCGTTCGCAAGTTACGGATGCTGGGTACTGTATGATGAAATACGGAATACTGAAGACACGGAGGACGGAGGAGGAAAGACTCCGGCGCCGTCTGCACGGTGATGCCGGCGCGAGGTTCAAGCTCGGCAAGGAGCCGTACATCTATATGGGGGGGGGTATGCCCGACCATTACAACTCTCGTCACGAAAGACATCAAACTGATTGAAACATATGATAGCCAGGATATGCTCAATGAGAGGTAGGGGGGGGTGTCTGGAGAGAAAGACTCCTGGCACAATGTGCTGGAGGTCGGGCCTACCGACTACACCAACACCATAACCTCGGTGCAGAAAGACAACTATGTCCTTGAAACCACTACGGACGAAGATGGCCCAGCGGGTGGGTGACTATGACGACCCGGGCTGGAGCATCAAGACCATCGCGTTCACCGTCCCGGCCAACCCGATGTCCGACCGGGTTCAGCTAGTTATCGAAGTCTATGAAACCGAAAATATACCCTATAGGGAAAATCTACAACAGCGAGGCCAACGGATGGGTCTACCATAGGGGGGGGGGATCTCTCCGACCCTCTGCGCTGGCGCTCATAGCGGAGTGCAACCAAAGATAAACGACAATATGGCAAAAATCTACCGAATCAGGAAACTGACCGAGCGGGAATGTCTGCGGCTGATGGCCGTCAACGACAGCGACATCGACAAGATTCAGCACTACCCCAGAGTCCAAGACGATTCCGGGGAGTGGGTTCTCCCGGACGGGATGACCGAGCAAGAGGCAAAGAAACTGAACATCAGCGCATCCCAGATGTACAAGCTGGCCGGCAACAGCATCGTTGTGTCGGTCTTGGAGGCCATCTTCACGCAGATGTTCCGGGCTGATTCCGACTCTTTATTTTAACCGCATATGGCAAGCACAATCTACAAGAAATTACTCGAACTCCAGAAGGCCGTGGTCGGCCTGACGAAGGACAAGTCCGGCAACAGCTATCAGTATGTTTCCGGCGACAAGATCCTGGCCATCGTCCGTCCGAAGATGGACGCCCTTGGTCTTCTGCTCATCCCGGAGGTGGAGGAAAGCACCTACACCAGACAGGACTACAACACCAAGAACGGAGAGAAATCCGAGATCTTCTGCACCCTCAAGCTCAAGTTCACCTGGATCGACTCCGAAAGCGGTGAAGCGGTCGAGTGCCGCTGGGCTTCATCCGGCATGAACAATTGGGACAAGGGCCTGGGGTCTGCTCTTACCTATGGTGAGCGCTACTTCCTCCTCAAGTTCTTCCACATCGCGACCGACAAGGACGATGTCGACGCTCCCAAGACCGCTGAAGAGGAGCTGAACCTCGGACAAATCATCGACCAGATCAACTCATTCACCACCCAGGAGCAGATGAACTGGGCCTGGCAGACTTACGGAAACTACTACGGCAAGGACAAGGCCTTCAAGGCCGCGTTCGCCAAGAAACAACAGGCAATCGCAAATGGAACTGCAAAATAATACCCGCGTCTTTTTCGACGAACTCTCGCACACCTACATCCTGGACGGCGAGAATGTGCTGACGGGCGTAACCACCCTGATGCAGAAGCACGGCCTTTCCCCGGACTATTCCGGCATCCCGGAGGCCACATTGAAGAAGGCCGCCGCCGAAGGAACGGCCATCCACAAGGAGATAGAGGACTACGACAACGGACTATCCGTCCTCCGCACCCCGCTCATCGAGGAGTACATCCAGCTGGGCCTCAAGTTCGTCCGCAACGAGTATCTGGTTTCGGACAACGAACTGATTGCATCCCTCATCGATGGTGTCTATGAGGGCGACAAGAAGAACGAGGTCTTCCTGGTGGACTACAAGACCACGCAGAAGGTTCACAAGCGTTCACTCTCCTGGCAGCTCGGCATCTACAAGGTGTATTTCGAGCGCCAGAACCCCGGACTGACCGTCACGAAGTGCTTCTGCCTCCACATCGACAAGAAGACCCGCAAGGTCTTGGGCCTCGTCCCCATCGAACCCGTCACGGAACAGGAGGTGGATGCCCTCGTCGACGCCGAGAAGAACGGCCGGGTCTACATCGACCAGTACGAAGAGCCGTCCGCTGAACTCGTCCTGACCGACGAGGAACTCGCGGCCTATGTCGTCCAGCAGGGCGAGATCTCAAAGCTCAAGGAGCAGATCAAGTCCATCGAGGAAGGCCTCAAGGCCCTCGACAAGCGGGTGCTTGACTACATGCTGGCCAACAACCTGGAAACGATGGAGGGAGGCGGCGGCACCTTCAAGCTCAAGAAGGCCTATGAGCGCACCGCCATCGACACCGAGCGGCTCAAGAAGATGCAGCCCGGCATCTATGAGCAATACAAGAAGACCTCCACCGTGGCGGCCTCCGTATCATTCAAGAAAAACTAAACCACCATTACCATGGCATCACTCAATATTGTCCATCTCATCGGCAATGTCGGGAAAGATCCCGAGGTTCGCCAGTTCGAGGGCGGCGGCCAGCTCTGCACCTTCACCCTCGCCACCACCGAGCGGTTCACCGACCGCAACGGCCAGCAGCAAGAGAACACCGAATGGCACAACATCGTGCTGAACGGCAAGCTTGCCGGCCTCTCGCAGTTCATCCACAAGGGTTCCACCCTCTACATCGGAGGCAAGATCCACACCCGGAGCTGGAGCGACCAGCAGGGTAACAAGCGCTACCAGACGGAGATCGTCGGCCAGACCGTACAGCTCCTCGACGGCAGACAGCAGAACCAGCAACAGGCCGCTCCGGCACCCGCTCCCGTCCAGGCTCCGGCCCCTGCACCCGCACCGGCCTTCCAGCCCAACACCGCCCCGGCTCCCGGCTACGCGCCCCAGCCGCAGTATCCTTCCGCTCCGGCGCCGCAGATGCCACCGGCACAGCCCCAATATCCGGCCCAGCCGCAGTATCAGCCGGCGCCCCAGCAAGTCCCGCAGTACCAGCCGGCGCAGCCCGGGGACGACCTCCCTTTTAGCCAATCTCCTGGGGCAAGAGGATAAACTACCCCTGTAAAAGTGTTATCAAGATGAAACTTTTGCTACAGAACACAGCCGTTGGACTTGTCCCGCTCTACGACTCCGACTTCGACGAGAAGCGGAAGCTCAAGGTGGGGCAAGTCTACCAGGCTGACATCAAGGTGGTTCGGAACATCCTCTTCCACCGCAAGATGTGGGCGATGATCAACACCGCCTGGGCGCTCCTCCCGGAGAGGACGCAGAACGGATTCCGCTCGTTCGAGGGATTCAGGGCCTATCTGCTGGTGTCCGCGGGGTTCTACGACCTCTACTACTCCCCGCGCCTGGGCGAGTATGTGGAGATGCCGAAATCGATGTCTTTCGCGTCCATGGACGAGGCAGAGTTCTCCGAATGCTACGACCGCATCAAGGATGTCATCTGGGGGATACTCTCGACGAGGCGCGTGATAACCCAGGAGGTGTTCGAGCAATACCTCGCAAACTTTTGATTATGATCCTAGTTGCCATCACATACATTTCCGGGGAGGCCCAGGGATGCGAACTCACCCTCGCCGTCGCCGGATGGAGAAGACATTTCAAGGAGGAGTTCGAGATCCTGGTGGTGGGCGATAAGCCGCCCGTGAAAAATGTCGGCTGGCTCCCGCTGGAGAGAGTCCCGGAGAAGGAGGGCCAGTACAGGCCGTGCCTCGACATCTGCAACAAGCTGGACGCCGTCTGCGCCTACTGCAAGGAGAGAGGGATCGCCAATTTCATCTGGGCCTCCGACGACTTCTTCGCCGTGAACGATTTCACCCTCGACGATGTCAAGTTCCCCAAGTACCTGGACGACGAGCTGCCGAGGGTCGGCCTCAACCATTTCAACCATTTCTTCCGCTCCCAGGTCAAGACACGGAAACTCTGCGAGAGGGAGGGTTTCGGCATCATGGACTGGACAACCCATCTTCCGATGTGGCTGAATGCGAAGAAACTGCACACGATCATCGAGGACTACGACATGGTCAACGAGGGATACATCGTGGAGAACATCTACTTCAACAAGCACAAGCCGGAAGGTGAGCCGTTCAAGCTGTGCCTGAACGACCGCTGGAAGTTCGGAGTCTACTACCAGCCCCTTGACAAGCAGGGATTCTACAACGCATTGGCCCGTAAGATCTGGGTCTGCTGTTCCATCCGCGGCTGGGGCGACCAATTGGAGGCCGAGCTTCGCTACCACTACAGGATGTAGCGGAATCTCGCGGAATTTTTATTGCTGATTGTTTGTTGTCGATGGTTACCTTTGCACAGTTCCTTTCGTGAAGGTCAGGGGCAGAGTCATAGACATACACGGCATTTTATTGTCCTACCGACATACTAGTTTGTCGCCTCTTTTATCTTGACCTTCACCCGCGAAAGCGGAAGATAAGAGGGGCGATAAACTTTTTGTGTAACCAGAGTAGTGAAGGACTATGGGATCATTAAGAATGAGTTCTTTTATTTCCGTTCCAAGGGCCATCTTCGAGGACGAGAGCCTGTTCTGCCATGAGAAATTTTCACGCAGGGAGGCATTCCTCGACCTTGTGCAGAAGGCATCCTACGAACGCAAGACAATCCCCATCCGGGGAGGAAACATCACCATCGAAAGGGGTCAGCTTTTCGTCACGGTACGCCGTCTGGCCACCCGCTGGGGCTGGAGTGTCGGCAAGGTACAGGATGTTTTGAGGGAGTTTGAGGCCGTCAAATTGATTGAACGGAAATCGGACAGCGTAAGTAACACTATATCAATAGTTGACTACGATGTCTACTCAAAGCCGTCGAACGCAAACGAATACGAAAACCGATACGAAAATCAGCACGAAAATCGGCACAATACTAATAAAGAAAAGAAAGAGAAAGAAGGAAATAAAGAGATAGATAGTAGCGCGCTGAAGGATGCGGTCGAGAGGATCTACGGACTCTATCCGACAAAGTGTCCGATCTCCGGCCGTGCCACGGGGAAGAGTTCCAAGGACAAGCAGAGGATTGAATCCCTGCTCAAGAAAGGACTCACCGAAGAGATGCTTTCCGAAACCATCAAGCGGTACATCGAAGAGAGCAAGACCTCCGTATCCTACATCAAGAATTTCTCCACCTTCCTGAACAACATCCCCGACTACTCCCAGCAAAAGACCAAGGACGCCAGCGGTGATGACCCGGCGCCGGCCAAGCTGACCAAGGAAGAGGACATCTGGCGGGCCGCGAATCCTACCAAGGAAGAAATCAAAAAATGGTTTGAGGAGAACTTCTATCCTTTCCACCTCAAAAACGAGGGCGAAACCGATGAGGAGTACTGGGCCAGGATTCGCCCAGACTATGACGCCGCGAAGAAACGGTGGATCGACAACAGGGTTCTATACCGAAAGCAAAAGTACTAATGAGGAACGATAAAGACTTGTCCCTCGCCGACATTCCGCTCCCTGGAACTGAACTCCTCGAACGGCAGATAATCGCAGATGCGGTCGAGAACCCCGACGCCATCGGGGAAGTATCGTCCGTGATCCTGCCGGAGTTCTTCACCTCGGACGACAGGAAGATGATATGGAATACCATCGTCGGTATGTACAATGCGAGGGAAACAATAGACATGCCGTCGGTCTGGCAACGCACCGGCCGGGCATACATCGACGAGATCCAGACGGCGGGAGTCATCCCGTCAACCTACTCCGGCCTACTCGACCACTCCCGGCTGCTCCAGGTGGCCAACACCAAGAAGAGGGCCTACTACGCAGCCCTGACCATCCTCCAGCAATCCGCGTCGGTGGGTTCGTCCGAGGACGACATCTTCAGCGCTGCGGACGAGCTTTCGAGGAAGATCAAGGGCGACGGCCGGGACATCGGGGAAACGCCGCTGAACAGGGTCATCGAATCGGTCGCGGAGGAAACCGAGGCAGACGAGGAGGAGGCCCGCCAGGGAAGGTCGGTCAGGATAACGACCAGCATCCCGTCCCTGGACAGGAACCTCTGGGGCGGCTGGGGCAAGGGACAGCTCATCATCCTCGCGGCCCGTCCGTCAGTAGGAAAGACCGCCCTGATGCTACAGTTCGCGAAGGCGTCCGCAGAGAGCGGGAACCCCACCCTGGTATTCTCCATGGAAATGACCAAGCCGGAACTCGGCAGAAGGCTCCTCTTCTCCACGGAGCTGGTTTCCCAGGAGGAGATGATGGGAAAGAATGTGAATTGGGACGGATTCAACAGGGCGCAGGGAGCCATCGAAAAGCTCCCCATCTACATCAACGACGAGGCCCGTACTCTCCAGGGGATCATCTCGCGTATCACGGTCGCCGTCAACCAGGGGCGATGCTCCATCGCGATGATAGACTACCTCGGCCAGATGCATTTCGAACCCAGCTCAAGGGTGTCGCTCTCCCAGCAGATAGGATTCGCAACCACGGAACTGAAACAGGCCGCGAAGAGGCTCGGCATTCCAATCGTCCTTCTCGTCCAGCTCAACCGAAACTCCGTCAACGACGGACGGCCGCCCGAGCTGCACGACCTCCGGGACTCCGGCTCCATCGAGCAGGACGCGGATGTGGTGCTGATGCTGGAACAGGAGTTCTCCAGCGCCGAGGCGAAGAGGGAGGGCGAAACTCCCAAGGTTCACATCTGGCTACGCAAGAACCGAAACTACAAGAAAGACATCAGGATCACCACCATTCCAAACGAGTCCTACACCCATTTCACGGAGAAGGCCGACGAGCGCTATTTCCAGCCCGTCACAGCATCCTCATCTGCGGTTCGGGACGACTCGCCGGACGAAAGGCCAGACGATCCATATTACACCAATTTCTAGAGATGAAAAGAGAATTAGTCCTCCTCGAATATGAGGAAACGAGCGGGTGTTTCCACTACAACATCGTCACCGATGGTGAGCTGGACTACCCCGTCTGCTCGAACGGTTACCTTCCCGTGACCGTCATGCCGCGCGATGTCGCCCAGGAACGCGGTTTTTCTGCCATTATAGCCGATGCGATGCGTGAAAGGTATCCTTATGCCGTCGTGGTCGGGAAAGTGGCTGTATGGGCCTCAAATCACACCGACAAGTGGCTGACCAAGGAGGAGAAGAAATGAGCAAGAGCATCAGCAGACTACCGCTTTTCCCCCGCCGTCAGGACTTCGACTCCGAGGCCGACTACTACCATGCGAAGGAGCATTGGGATGAGCTGATGATCGAGGCCGAAGACCGGGCCATGGAAGAGTACTACCAAAAGAAATACGGGGTAGGCCATGATTGATGAGATCCGCAAGGAGATACTCCGGCTGAAAGGTCGTCTTGTCCGTGGCGCTTGCGCCGCCCAAGTCCAGATGGAAACAGCTTGCAAGGATGAGGCGTACGACGAGATGCTGACCATACTCGACACCATTGAAGAAAAACATCGTAACAAGTAAGACTTATGAAAATAAAGAATGAATGCATGGGGTGCAAGAACTTCTTCCCATCAAGGATGATCGGCAGCGGCCCCGACGGCGAATGGGTTCACCCGGAGTGCCGCCTTGGATTCTCCGTCAAGGATGGCTCGGAGAAATGCAAATCACAAGAGTACAAGGACGAATAGCATAGTCAGGCACGGAAACGCCGGCCGCGAGGTTTGCAGGGGTAATTGGTCAATATTCGGAATTATTCATATGCATAGGTTATAGGATTCCCCGCCGTGCCTTTTTCCCACAGGGGCGCATACGCACTTTCCTCCCGTCCATAGGACAACTCCTTCTAACCTGGACGGGAATGCGCCCCGTTTTCATCCGAAATCCACATAGGGCGCTGGATGCCCGTTGCGAAACGCGCTGGGCAGATTCCGTTTAGCGTATATCAATCCTATCATTTGGTCAAGTGTTTTAGTGGTTAGGCCCTGAACAGCGCCCTTTCATATAGAAATTCCAATAACAAATAACCGATATGAAAAAAGAATTAGCATCATTGCTCACCACGGCCCTGACGCAGTTCCTCGACGCGAACGGCAAGGCCAACATGTGTATGTCCAACGGCGAGTGCGCCGCCCTGGAGAAAGCCTTCTCCGAGGACAAGTTCGACGAGATCGAGAAGTTCGCCCAGCTGAAGATGACCGGCGCCAAGCCCGGCCTCTCGAAGTTCGAGGAGGCTATCGTAAGCCATTGCCAGGTCAACGAGGCAACGGCAAAGGAGGCCGCGCCGCATCTGCTGGCCATCGCGTTCGAAGAGTTCAAGGGAACCGTTCAACAGGCCATCCTCTCCCAGGAGTACATGGCCGGCTACCGCCACGGCGTCGGCAACGGAAAGGGGCAGAAGCTCCACGATTGCCTCAAGTGGTACGACATCCAAAAGCTGGTCAACATCGCCGACAATCTTCTTGCCGTCGACCGCAACCTCGATACCGTCCTTTCCGAGTTCCAGACGGTGCAGGGCTACTACGAAGAGGTCTTGCGCCAGTTCAAGTACGGCGACTGACGATGGAAACGAAAAGCGAACCGACGCCCCTGGGCTGGCTCGTGAATGTCCTTCACCTGATGCTCCAGGCTACATCCGTCCTCATCGAGGACATCGACCTACAGCTCCAGATCCACGGAGATAGGTTCAGCCGGGAGAAGAAGATGTACTTCAAGCACTACCAGCGCTGTCTGGAGCAAGCCCGCGGCTACATGGAGAAATTCGGCCTCGACACATCCTGCTGGGAGGCCGTCGGGGAGGACTCCAAGAAATACTCCAACATCATCGCCGACGCCAACGAACTCATCCGGGTTGTGATGCTCTATGTGGACAGGGCGCACAGCGAGGACGGATACTACAAGATCATGCGCCATCTCCGCTCCCTCCCGGAGAACGGACTCTTCCCGGAGAGCTACATCGCCCGGTTCAACATGCACCACGAATGGGTCTACGGAAAAGGCGACAGGGTGCATACCGCCAACCACGGGGACGGCACCCTCGACATCAAGGTAAACGACGCCTGGATAGTAAACCTCGACTCCGGCGGGCAGACCGTACTGAAAGAAGAACACTTCAAACTAATCTAGCCATGCTCAAAATCATCGTCATCATCGCTCTCGTCCTCGTCGCCGTCGGGCTGGCCGTCTGGACGCTCATCCTCAAGGCCCGGAAGGAAAACCTCGACAAGCTAGCCGTTTCCCTCGAAGCCACGATGGAGGTGCTGGACAACCGCCAGAAATCCATCGACGCCGACCAGAAGTCGCTCATCGAGAGATACCGGGAGGTCGCCCCCTGGGTCAACGGGGAGGCAAAGGTCTTCGCCGTGAGGTACCTTGTCACCGAGTCTGACCTCGTCAAGTACACCTCCGACCAGGCCATCCGCAACATCGCGAAGAACCGCATGGGGATCGTCCTCGCGAATGACCTCGTCAGGGAGTTCCCCAATCCGGCCGAAAGGCTCGACGAAGACGGCCGGAAATTCTTCGAGTATAGACTCAAGGTAATGGAGGACAAATGAAACTCCTGACCGACTACTTCCAAAGCCTAGAGCTTGTCAAGGCCGGCGTTCCGAGGGATACCGCGGACTACTTCTTCCAGAGGGACTGCGAGTACACCAACACCAAGAAAAGGTACGAACCGGCCTTTCCGTATGTGCCGTGCTGGAGCATAGGCGCACTCTGGGAATTCCTCCACGGCAAGGCCCCGGACAGGGTCTTCTCCTTCGACACGGAGATGTCTTCGTCCGGGCTGGTGGAGGCGCTCGTCACAGCAACAATCAAACTGATGAAAGATGCCGATCTATCTAAAGACAAAGCCGAAATACGGCAATAAGAAAATCGTCATCGGCGGCGAAACCTTCGACTCCAAGGGGGAATGGCAGAGATGGCTGTTCCTCCAGGAGGCGGCCAAGAACGGCCAGATAAGGGATCTGCGCCGCCAGGTCAAGTACACGCTCGTTCCCACCCAATACAAGACCGTCGAAGTCCAGCTGAAGACGAAGACGAAGACGGAGCAGAGGGTGGCCGCGAGGGCCGTCACTTATTCGGCCGATTTCGTGTACAAGAAACTCCAGAGCAGGGAGCCTTTCCAACAGGATATCCTGGGAAAGAAATCCTACATCGAGCATTGGGTCACGGTGGTGGAGGACTTCAAGGGGATGCCCAACGACCGCTGGGCCATCAAGAAGGCCCTCATGCTCTACATCTACGGCATAGAGGTCAGGGAGGTCAAGAAACCATCCGAGCCTGTATGACGCAGCCATCCCGCCTTCGCTCAACCGCGAATACTTCCGACATACTCACGGGATTTCCAGCGGGATGGATAAATCGGTTTTTCCGATTTTTCTAGAACGAGTATCCGAATGTCACTCCGGCGCCGGCATAGGGCTGGAGTCCTTTCGGCGTGATGCCGATACCTACTTGCGGGCCTACCGTGAAGTTCCACTTCTTGAAGTACGGCACCGTGACTATCTTCTCCGTCTGCTTGACCCAGATGTCGGTCAGCTCCGGCTGGAAACCCCTGACGGTCGCCCGGTAGTTCCAGCCCTCATAGGTTCTCTCTTCGATGGGGACTTCCACCAGGACGGAATCGCGTACGGTGGTGGTGTCGTGGACGGCGGTCGTGTCATGGATGGGAAGGTAGACATACCTGAACTCCACCGGC